AGTTTAATTTAAATTGGAAAAATAACCAAATAACCCCACAACAAAAACAACAAGCTCTACAACTATACTCTCAATATCTTGAACAGAATCCTAACGGAACTGTAGAACAATTTAAGAGTTGGGTTGATGAGTTTAATAAAAATAAACATTTACAATTAGCTTCAGATAATAACTTATTTAATGAGAATAAAACTCTTGCTAATGCTGTATATGAAGCTTTAGGGTTTAAAACTAAACCAGATGTAATATTACCTATTGGTACAAGTGGTAGTGGTAAATCTACATTTATAAAATCTTTACCACAAAAAGATTTAGTAGTTATAGAACCTGACGCTATGAGAGTAGAATTTACAGGGGATATAAATAACAAATCTAAAGATAAAGAGATATATGAAGAAGCTGCTAAAAGAGCTATAACTGCAATTAAACAAGGTAAACAAGTTGTTTTTGATACTACTAATTTAACTAAAGATAAAAGACTACCTTTTATTGAAGCTATTAAAAAAGAAATACCTAGTGCTAATATCCAATACAAGTTAATGGAATTAAATCCAGAACTTGCTAAACAAAGAATAAAAGCACAAATAACAAGAGGAGAAAATAGAGCTAATGTATCTGATTCTACAATAGATAGACATGCTGAATCTTATAAGCAAATGCTTGAAGATATTCAATTAGAGCCTATAACTAATTATGAAATAACCCCACAACAAAAACAACAAGCTCTACAACTATATTCTCAATACTTAGATACTATATTCCCTGATAGTAAAGTAAAGGATATTGTATATAGAGGAGGTAATTTAGGTGTAAATCAGCCACAAAATGTTGAAGCTTTTACTACAAGTAAATCATATGCTGAATATAGGGCAGAACAAAATAATACTCAAGTTTATCCTGCTGTTTTAAACATAAAAGATTCAAAACTAGTTGATAAAAAAGAAACAAGAACATTATCTTTAGATAGGGATGAGTTTCAATATGAAAATTATGGCTTTACAGATAATAAAGATCAAACTAAGCAAGTTGGTAATTTTTATACAGTAAAAGAAAATAATAGACATATATTAGGAACTAAACAAGATATAGAAGGATTTAAAGAGTTTGTTAAACCTAAGCAAACTAAAAAAGTAAAACAGAAACCTGTTGTATTAGACATATCAAATATAAATCCAAGTGCAACTTTATCCGATATTGCTAAACTTCTTAACACAAGTGATATCAAATTTGATTCTTTAGCAACAGCTGATACAAAAGTTAGATTTTCACTTACCCCGGAATTACAATCAACTGTTGATTATGCATTAAGACAATCTAATGAAATTCAACAGAAAATAGTAAAGAGATTGTTTCATCAAGCTCAGTCCATTAAGGAAGAAGTTGGTTCATTAGCTGCAGGATTTCAAGGACCAATTGTTGTTCTTAACGAAGAGAACCACGTATACTATAACTTATTAGATACAACTGATACTTTCCGTTCTACTACAGAAAGAATTAAAGGAAAGCTTTCTGAAGAAGACATGTTCAATAAGAAATTAAATATTGATCTTGGCAATGACTTTGATAAGTTATTGCAAGGATTAACTTCAGATAAAAAATTAGATGAAGTTTTTTCTCAAATGAAAGTTCTTAAGAGAGAACAAGCAGAAAAAGCTTACTTGCAGTTGCAAGAAAATCTTAAAGAGATTACAAGAGGTGGTGGTGTTGCTGTACCTCAGGTTGTTGTTTATGACCAAAAGTCAAAGACTGCCGGTTCAATTGATATTCTTGTTATTTTACCAGATGGTAAATTAAGAATTGTAGATCTTAAGACCAGTAAAAATTCTGTAAAAGATATGGTTTTAAATGAGCAATCTAAACTTAAGTATGATAAAGAGTACGAACTAGGGCCGGATAGTGATCTTAAAAAAGAAGGAATTGAAAGATTATCTACAAGAGCTCAACAAGGAACTCAAGTAAATATTTATAGAAGAATGCTTGAAAATATGGGTTATGAAGTAGATATGAGTGAAATGGGTGCTTCTACTTTTCATATTCAAGTTGGTGTTAAAGGTAAAGATGCACAACAAGAATTTACAGGTGATTTTAGATCTGATGAATGGATTGCTCATCCTGTAAGTCAAAATAGTCCGTATGTAAATATTCTTGTTCCAAAAAATGTTGACTTAATTTCATTAGAAGATTTGACTAAAAATATTGATATAGCAGCAGATAAGGCTGTTGACTGGGATTCAGAATTAAAAGATGATGAAAAAATACCAGAAGATACAGAATTTTCTGATCCATACATTGAGTATGAAGTTATTACACAAGCTTTAATGAACTATAGACTAGCTTTACTTACAAAACTTAAAGCGATAGATCAAATTAAAAGCTCTATCTATATGGACAGAACTAAAGAACAAACAGAAGAAAATATTCTTAACGCTTTATCTGCTATTAATATGGCACTGGCTGAGGGTCCTAATTCAAGTTCAGCTTTATTTACAGAATTGTTACGAGATGCTTTAAAACAGATTCAAAGTTTTACAGATTATATAAATGATCCAAATAATTTTAGCAAACCAGAATATATTACATATGTTCTTAACTTTAACAGATTTATTAAAACTTTTGAAGGTTTATATTCTGTAACAGATCTTACTGGTATTAATGCTACACAAAAATCTTTAATCTTACGTTTACAAACTCAATTAAATAATTTAGGGGTTAGTAATTCAACTCGAGATGGTGTTATTAATGATGCTATTACAAATTATGTAAAAACACAAATTAAAAATTGGTCTTCTAGAGATGATTTAACTGATGATGTTCTTAATGATTTGATGAAGCATGCGCGTGATATAGGTGATATGGAATTGTCTACTGGTGATTTGTCGACATCAAGAGATACTATTCTTGCAGTAATGGATAAAATATATAAAGTTAAAAAACAAGAACTTTTAGATCGTGTAGAAACAAGAAATAGACTTATTGCAGGTTTATCTTCAAGATTGCAAAAATTATCTCCAGATAAAAATACTCAGGATTTATATGATTTTATGCTTGAATTTGATGATGATGGCGAATTTACAGGAAGATATGTTCAAAGATTAGGTAAACAATATTATAAAAAGCAACAAGATCTTAGAGACAAACTGTATGATGAAAACGGTAACCCGCTTGAATATAGAGATGTAAGTGACGCAGCAACAGCTAAGAAAGAAGATTTAGAATTTAATATTAATCTTGCTAAACTTAAAGCTGCTTATGCTGCTTTTTGGTCGGCTGAAAGATTGACATTAGACGATAAACTTGTTGATGGGGAATTTCATAAATATACAGATGAGTTTAAAGCTATAAGAGCAAAGCATCAATACTATGTATCTGTAAATGGCAAACCGATATGGAGAAGAAAAGCCGGTGTATCGGATAGAGCTTATCAAGTTTACTTAGCTAAATATTTTAACCAAGTTGAATATACATATGCAAAGAAAGATCAAAATGATAATTTCACTGGGGCAATTGTAAGAGAATCTGTATTTAATGCTGTTAAACCACAGTATCGTGTTGCTAATGATTATAATTTACGTACTGGTGAAAGAATGATTAGTGATAAATATGAAAAAATTATGAATCCAACTGACGCTTTGGGTCAAGTTCAAAAAGAATTTTTTCTAGCTTATCAAGAAATTTATGAAAATGAATTGCTAAAAAAATTACCTATGGGATATAGATCTCAAATGTTAGGTAAACCCCCTATTGTAAAAGGCAAATTATTTCAAGATGTAAAAAACAAACCCAACATTGTAGGTAAATTATGGTCTAAAGCTACAAGAAGTATAAACAATCTTATTTCAGAAACTGCAGAGCAAAGAGGTGTTGTAATAGATGAGAATGGCAATCTTGTTGATCAACTTCCTATTTTTTATACCGGAAGAGTGAGAACAGATGCAGAACTTGAAGCTGTTAATAATGAAATAAACGCGTTAGAAGAATCTAAAAAAAAGGGTTTAATTAAACAAGATGATTACAATAGAGAAATTGCTATTTTAAAGGGAAGGCGTTTAACCATTCAAGCAAGACCCTCCAAAGGTGAGCTTAGTAAAGATATGGGTGCGTCTCTTATGCAGTTTAGTGCAATGGCAGAACATTACGAAGTAATGTCTACAGTTGAAGATACCTTTAAAGCATTTATTAAAGTCTTAGAACAGCGCCGTTATCAACCATCAGATCCTTTGATTACATTAGGAACCTGGTCAAAAAATATGTTTACACCAAAAGCTGCAAAAACTGTATTAGAAGCTAATGTTGTAAAAAGAGCTAAAAAATGGATGGCAATGGTATATTACGATAATGAAAGAGTTACCAAAGGCTTTCTGGAAAAAGTTACAGATGGTTTGATATCATATTCTTCTCTATCTTATGTAGCGTTTAACCCTTTTGGTAACTTTAATAACTATGCTTTAGGTAGAATTAATAATTCTATTGAAGCTTTAGGAAGTAGATTTTTTTCTGGATCTGCATATGCTAGAGCAGAATTTGAGTTTAACAAAAGAGCTTTGCCGGATCTTATAGTAAGATTGGGAGCTGTAGCGAAAAAACCTTTTAATAAATCAGATTATGATCCTGAGGAGCCTTCAAGTAAATATGAAGCCTTAGTAGATTTATTTAGAATGATGGATAATAAATCTGAACAAAGGGAAAATCAATTTGGTCCAGAACCTATTGGTAAATCTTGGTTTAGAAAAGCTACTGACTTTGGTTATGTACTTCAAGATGCGGCTGAATACAATGTGCAAACTAAAGTTGGTATGGCTATTCTTATGGATACTATGATTATGAATAAATCAACTGGAGATATTATTTCTTTATATGATGCTTTTGAATTTAATTCAGAAACAAAAAAAGCAAGTTTAAAAGATGGTTATGATACAATTGTAACTCTTGATAAAAAAAATGTTGATAAGGATGGAAATTCTAAAATAATTAAAGAATCCTCTTACAATGATAATTTTAGATATGAACTTAGAAACAAGATACGTGAAGTAAATAAACAAATACATGGTAACTACGCTAAAGATGATAGAATGGTTATTGAATCATACACTTTGGGTAGACTGGCGGCACAATTTCATAAATGGGTTGCTCCGGCTATTAAGGCAAGATTTCGCCGAGAATACTTTGATGAAAACTTAGGGTGGTTAGAAGGAAGATATAGATCTTTTTGGAAATTTTTAGCATATACCGGAAAACAACTCACATCATTACAACTTGAATTTGGTAAACATCAAGAAAATTTTTTGGTTGAATATGGTTACACAGGAGATGGTTCACAGCAAGATCAAAGAGCTAAAGATAAACTATTTGGTGCTTACAGAACATTAGGCGAAATTGGAATTATAATGATGACTTTTGCTATTAGTAGTATTTTTAGTGCAATGTTTTCAGATGATGATGATGATACTGAGTTTGAAAGTAGAATGGAAAACTTTTTAAGATATCAAGCTGATAGAACATATAAGGAGTTGATATTATTTACTCCCTTAGGAAGCCAGCAAATTTATCAAATGTTTAAGTCTCCAATTGCAGCTACTAGAACACTTGGTGAATTTGGTGAAGCGCTATCTTTAAGTGTAACAACACCACTGGCTTATTTAATTAAAGGTGAAGAAGAGTTCTATCTTGATAAAGATTATGTTTATCAACGGGGTGTTAGAAAAGGAGAACTTAAACTTTATAAAAATTGGGAGGATGTAATACCTATTTTATATAGTATTAAGAAATGGGAAGATTTTAATAATCTAACTAATTTTTATATTAAATAATAATACATGGGCCCGGGGCTTCAACCCGCATGGCTTTCCACTTCCCACGTATTATTATCCAAGCTTATTTTGTTTTCATATAGGAATCTATATATTAGATCCGTTAGATAACCAATAAGCCAGGCCGTTGCTTCCTCATTTTGTATTCCGCAATTTTCCATTATTTTAGAAGCTAAATGAAAAGTTTCATGTGCTATTAAATTGTGATTTATAAAATTTTTTGATAGCGTAACATAGTACTTAAAAATACTACTTGTTGTATTTTCAAATACACAACCTTCATTTTCACTTATATCTATTTTAGTAATATTTTCATTTACATAATTATTTAAAATTTGCACAGATTCACCAATAATTACAATTATTTTAGAATTGTAAATTTGGAGATCTATATGCTTTATGTAAACTTTGGGTTTCATATTTTAACTTTCACAGCTAGAACATTCTAATATGTCTCTTACAAATGACTGAGCACTACTAACACTAAATTGATAGTATAAAGTTTTAACTCCTTGTTCATGTGCAAACAAATACAGTTTGTTAATATCTTTAACCGGCACACTGGGATGAATCATTAGATTTAAAGACTGGGATTGATCAATATATTTTTGTCTTGCCGCAGCTTGGATTACTATTTCTTTTGGGCTAATTTCAATAAAAGATTTAAAAACAGCTTTAGTTGGAAAATCTAAATGTTGAACTGATCCATTCTTTTTTAATATACTTTCCCATACCTCAGGTGTATTGAGATTATACTTTTCTAACTCAGATTCTAAAATAGAATTCTTATAAACAGATTTTGTTTTAGCTAGATCTTTGATAAAATAGTTAGATTTGATTGGTTCAATACCCATAGATACTTGTCCGTGTATAAAAGAACTTGATTTAGTTGGAGCAATTGCAATTAATGTAGTATTAGCATATCCCGGGCGTATAGATTTAACATTATGCTTTTCACATAAGTCTCTTGATGTTGCATCAGATCTTTCTTTAATTGTTTTGAAAATCTCAACATTTAGAAATTTAGCTTCCATTGATTCAAACTCAACAAGCTTAGACTGCAGATAAGAGTGATAACCTAAAACCCCAAGACCAATAGCTCTATGATCCTTAGCAAATCTATAAGCTCTAGCCATACCAGGTAGTGTAGAAGATTTACTTATGAATTCATCAATTACAGCATTAAGAAATAACGTGTATATTTCAACAGCATCTGTATTCTTAATTTCATCCCAATGCAAAAGGTTAATTGAACCTAAGCAACATACAAATGAATTGAAACTATCGGTTGGAAGTTGTATTTCTGAGCAAAGATTGGAAGCCGTTATTTCAAAGCCGAGCTCTTTATAAGGTGTATTATTATTGCTATTGTCTTTAAACATTATGTACGGATATCCAATATCATTACGTCTTTGAATTACTTTGGCCCATATAGAACGTTTTTCTTCATCGCCGGACTTCATACTTTCAAGCCAGGAATCGGTAACTGTTACACCATACTGAAGATTTTGTATTAGATTACCTTCTGTGCCAATATCTAAAAATTCTTCAATGTCTGCATGCTCAATTGGCAAATAAACAGCACAAGCGCCGCGTCTTGCTTCAGATTGTTTACAAACATCTACAATAGTATCATATATACGAGCATAATGAACGGGCCCATCTGCAGTGCCGCCGGTTGAAATAACTGAACCACGGGATCTAATATTACCTAAAAAGATACTTGTTCCACCACCGTACTTAGACATCATACCAATTTCACGCCCAGCGTTTAGGATACTATCAAGATTATCATCAACATTGCTTCCGTAGCAACTTATAGGTAGACCTTTTTGTTTACCAAAGTTAATCCATACAGGGGTTGATAAACTATAAAAACCCCGGGACATATAATCTTCAAACTTTTGAGCAAAGCCCTCTATGTTTAAGTGCTTTTCTGCAGTCCTTGCAATATCTTTAATTCTTTGCTCAGGAGCTTCAGTTATGTAACCTCTTGAAAGAAAGGTTTTACTTTCTTCATTAAGCCAGTAATATTTAGAATAAGTCATCTGCTGTAATTGCTTTTGATTTTTTGTTGTAGTCAATTTGTTTTTTATAAAAGAAATCACCCTCTTTGGTAGCTGTAATTTCAACTTCAAACCAATGTGTTTGGTTTAAATCATTTTGGTTTACTTCAAACAAAGGATCCATTCCAATTTTTTGAAGGGAGTTATTAAATCTGTTCATGATGAAACTTTTAATTGTTTCCTTAGAAAGGAAATCTAACTCACCCTTTTCAAATATCCAATCTAGAATTCCACATTCTGCAGAATAAGCCTTTGTGCAGGCGGAATAAATTAATTCATAAAATTCAGAATCAAACCATTCCGGGTTCTCTGATTTAATGATATTAATGATCTCAGCTCCAAAGTTGCCATGTATATCCTCCTCTTTACTTGTAGCTTCAACTACATTAGAAATACCTTTAAAAAGATTTCTCTCTTTATTAAAAGACATCATAATAAGAAACTGGCTGAATAAACTAACATGTTCTATAAATAAAGAAAATAAAAGCACTGATTTGGTATACATTTTATCATCTTTACTCCGGGACCCGTCCAAATACTTTTTTAAGTATTTAATTCTATTTGAAATAGCCGGTATTTCAATAACAGTTTCAAATTCTTTCTCAAGACCTAGAATTCTCAGTAGCCTTGCATAGGCGTCTTTGTGCCTAACTTCAGATTCAGCAAATGTCATTCCAACATCTCCCACTTCTGTAATAGGCATTCTTTTATACATGTCAGCCCAAAATGTTTTTACATTAACTTCAATTTGAGCAATTGCCAACATGGTTCTTTTTATAACCTCCCTTTCTGAGTCACTGACTTTTACTCTAAAGTCATCAACATCAGTGGTAAAGTTGTATTCGGTGTCAATCCAATAGGAGTGTCTTATTGCATCTTTATATTTTAAAAGTTGGGGGTATTCATAGGGTAAAATATTAATTCTAGCCTGGAAGATATTTTTGTTCATTTATTAGTTTTAAAGTTGATACAAAACCAAATTACTAAAGATTTTTTAACTATCCTAATTTTTTTAATAAAAAAATATAACTATTTGAAAATCAGAGTCTTAAATATATTTTTTTTAATTTTGTTAAAATTAAGAAGATTATTTTGTATTTTATAATAAGAGTTATATGTTTATCATGATTGAAAGATTAAAGAGTATTTTTTATTACTACGATTCTGAAAAAACTGAGGTTGGCCAGGGTCTTATTTGGTTATTCCTTTTTCCTATTTTTTATAGTTTAGAAATGGGAATTAATTATTATTTAGTTATACCATCAATTTTATTAGGAGCGGCCACAATAAAGGCTGTTTGTTTACATACAATTCAAATAAGAAAGATTTTGGCTTTTGGTAATTTTTTGTTTTCAATTGCTGTGGTTACATACTTTTTTATAAAAGGAATATTACCTGGTGATATTTATCACTGGATATGGGTAATAATTAGTTTTTTTAACTTTTTTAATTTAACCACACTAACAAGAAAATGCTTATCAATTAAATAAAATGGAAACTTTAGACAATTTAACCACTCTTTTAGCAACTGTTTTTACAGTTTTATTTTCTGCCGGCGCTTGGAAGTTTTATGAATCTAGGTTAAAGCTAAAGACAAAAGACATGCAAAATGAAAGAAATGAGCAGAATATGTACAGAGATGATTTAAGGGAAAGGGTTAAAAGATTAGAGAAACTTTTAACTGAAAGCTCTCTAGAAAAAGATCAAATGAGGGACCAAATCTTAAATTTAACACGTGAGGTCAGTGAGTTAAGAGTTAAAGTTACCTTTCTTGAGAAAGAAAATGAAAGGTTAAAAAATAAATAATTTGGCTTTATTTAATTTTATTTGTATATTAGTTATATAAAGTTTAGTTATGATAACCCTATTGAAAAGATTGCTTAGAACCCTATTTTCTTGTGTTTTTTGCAAAGATTTTTACTTTAAACCTCTCGTTAAGGAAACTGAAGTTGTTCAAAAAGAACCTTTAGCTTATAAAAAAGAATGTAGTATTGAACAAAAAACCTCTAAAAAAGAGGAGGTTTCTGTTAAAAATAGGCGCAATGGACAAAAAAAATTGGATTAAAGGCGCAATAAAAAAACCTGGGTCTTTAACAGCAACTGCTAAAAAAGCAGGAGCTGTTTCTAAAGATGGGACCATTAAAAAGGAATGGCTTAAAGAAAAGGCAAAAGGTAATGATAAAACAGCACAAAGAGCTAGATTAGCTATTACACTATCTAAAATGAAAAAGTAATGAAAACTGAAAGTTCTGTTAAGAAAAAGGTTAAAGTTTCTAGACCAGGTGTCAATGCTAAAACTAAAACTAGCAAAAGCAAAATGAGTAGGTTATATAAAAAACCATATAGGGGTCAAGGTAAATAATACACTATGAATAATATGCAAATGGAATTATATCTTAATTCACCCTCTGAAAAATTTCTTTTAGGGTGGGAAAATATAGAACCTAGCAGTTCTCAACCATACCGTTTAATACTAATACACGTTTTGTGTTTTACTCTAAAAATTTACATTCTATAACCCCTTAAAATAAAAAAATGAAAAAGTTAAAAAAATATCAACTAGGACGTGAGATTAAATTACCACCTTATGAAGAAATGAAAAAGCCAGGAACAAATGTTAAATTACCGCCTTATCAAGGTAGCGTAAAAAAGCCAGGAACAGATATTAAATTACCACCTTATAATCCAAAAAATACATTGCCGCCACCTGATAAAAATACAAAACCAGAACCTAAAGATACAACAATGTACAAAAAAGGAGGAGTTGTAAAACCAGCCATGAAAAAACAAAACACATCAGTAATAAAATCTAAAAAGAAATAACTATGAAAAAAATTAATTTGAAAGATGTACCTGCAGATAATGTAGGTCTGGGTAAATTACCCACTGAAGTTCGTAACAAAATGGGTTATAAGAAAATGGGTGGTGAAAAGCTTTTGAATAAAATGCAAATGGGTGGAACTATGGATATGTCTGATAACTTTGTAGAAAAAATGCGTGGTGGTGGGATGGTTAAAAAGATGAAGTACAAGGAGCCAATTATGAAAAAGCAGATTGGTGGTAGTATGCAGTCAAGAATTAATAGTTTTAAATCTAGAAGAAAATAAGAAATGAATATTTTAACAGATATAATGTCATTACTTAAAAGGAAGAAATATTTAAAAGAGCTTTCTAAGGATGATGTATTTGTTGTAGGTGTTCATAAAGAACCCGATATTCTTGGAATAGCTTCCCCAGTTCCTTATAAAAGTGTTTCTTTAGTAAAAGTATCTGACATTGCAAATATCCCGTCTAATAAGATAAAAAAAGAAACAGTTCTTTCTTCTGATCCAGGTGAACCAGGTGATATTAGAGTAGATGCTAATTATATATATGTGTGCACTGCAGCAAATGTTTGGAAAAGAGTGGCTTTAAACACCTTTTAATATGAAAACAAAAAGTAAAGTGAATTCAGCAGGTACTTATACTAAACCCGGTATGAGAGAATCCTTATTTAAAAAGATTAAAGCCGGTACTAAAGGTGGAGATCCAGGAGAATGGTCCGCACGTAAGGCTCAATTACTTGCAAAAGAATATAAGTCTAAAGGTGGTGGTTATAAAACTAAAAAGTAATGGCTAAAGATCCTCAGCAAAGTTTAAAAGACTGGACAGCACAGAAATGGATGACCTCAGGCACTTATGCAAATAAGAAGAAAGGATCATCTAAAGAAGTAAAGTCTAAAGGTACTAAAAGGTATTTACCTGAAGCTGCTTGGGGAGCATTATCTTCAGGAGAAAAAGCTGCCACTAATAAAGCTAAAGCTGTGGGAAATAGTAAAGGAAAACAATTTGTTTCACAGCCTAAATCGGCAAAAGAAAAAGCTAAAAGATATAGATAAACCTTTAAATTTAAAAAAATGAAACTTAAAATGTCAAAAGAGGACAAGGCGCGTGAAGAAAAGTGGGCCGTTGAATCTGCAATGAGCACTATAAGCAGGTACAATGAAATTCAAAAAGATAAAGCTTTGCTAGCAAAAGTAAAAAAAGCTGCTGCAGAGCAAGTTAAAATGTTAGGAGGGATGGTATCCGGAATTGGAACAGCACCTGTTAAAAAAACATTGAAGAAGAAGTAAAATGAAAAAGTATTTTATATTCATTCTGCTTTTATTAATGCCTTCTTGTTTTGTAACAAGAAAGCAAAGGGAGAAGATTTGCAATGAATGTAAAACACATACTGAGCACTACATCAGAGATAGTATCTATATAAAAGATACCTTAGTAAAAATAGAACCTGATAGTACTTATTTTGAGGCTTTTCTTTTTTGTGATAGTATGGGAAATGTTTTCATGCGGGATTTATCTCTTTTACAGGGTAGAATTGTTGATTTAAATTTTGCACTGAAGAATAATAATCTCAAAGTTAAAGCAAAAACAGACACAATTAAAGTTTATGTTAAGGGCGCTACAGAGGTTAAATATGTAAGCATAGAAACAAAAGTTGAAAAACCGGTTAAAGTTTACAAAGAATATTGGTGGAAGTGGCCTCTTATTATTTGGTCTGGTTTTAGTGCTATAATTTTTACAATTTCCTATAGATCTGTATTGTATAGTTTCTTTAAAATTATTATAAGATGAAATTAAAAGATAGACTTAGAGAAGGTACGACAACTTTTATAGGGTTGTTATTTTTATTATCCGCAGTTGGAATGACAGTAATGAATATCTTTTTTGAAAAAGATTTTGCTATTTGGTCTTCAATCATTCCAGTTGCTTTACTGGGGTGGGTGTTTTTATGGGCCAAGAATTCTCTTTTAGAAGGTATTACACTTGGTATATTTAATTCAAATCAAAATTAAAAATATAAAATTATGAAGTTAATACAGGAACTATTAGGAATAATAGAAAGGAAAGAAACAGTTAAAACTCTTATTCCAAATAGGGATTGGTTTGAACTAGGTAGGCTTCAGAGTAGTAATGTAAGTAGTCCTTCTTATACTCCTAAAATGCAGTCTCATGGAATAAGATTTGATGATTTACTAGCTCAAATTATAAGTAATATTCCTAGTATAACTTTAACCACAACAGGAAGTTCAGGACCCGCAACTTTTATAAATAATGTACTAAACATTCCACAATATGCTAGTAATATAACTTTAACCACAACGGGTACTTCAGGACCTGCAACACTTACAAATAATGTATTAAATATTCCTCAATATGCCGGACTTACATATACAGCAGGAACCGGTTTACAATTATCAGGTAATGTATTTTCTCTTGCATTGGTTCCTACTGCAAGTGCTAGTGGTAGTTTTTACTTACAAAATGGTGGTCTTTTTTCGTATCTTGAAAGTATAACACTTAATTCATTCGGGCAGATAACACAGTATAATACCAAAACAGTTAATACGCCAGAACTATTAGCTGGAGCAGGTATAACGCTAACACCTAATTTTAATCCTACTAGTGTATCAACTATTACAATAAGTGCAACAGGTGTAAGTTCACCAAACGCTTGGTATAATATTGCGGTAGCTAACGGTTCTTCTGCGGGTGGTTCTAGTACAATTGTTCCAGATGCTGTTCAAGATACTTTAACTTTTGCGGGAGGTACTGGTATAGAAGTTTCTACTTTGGATACTGGAGGAACTCTAGATAGAGTTGTAATTAGAAATACGGGTGTGACAAGCTTTGCAGGTGCAACAGGTGCAATAAGTATAGGCTCAGGTCTTAGTTTTAGTGGTGGTACTTTAACTGCTACTGGAGGATCAGGAACTGTTACTTCTGTTGGCTTAATAATGCCAGTGGGCTTTAGTGTTTCAAATAGCCCAGTAACAACGTCTGGTATATTAAATGTACAACTTACTCTTGGTAGTGGTGTAGTAGGTGTTTGTAGTGGTGACTTAAGTATTTTAAACTTAAGCGGTCTTACTTTTAATAATTCTACTTGCACACTTACAGCAGACCCTGCTCCTATTCAATCAATAATAGCAGGCACAGGAATAACAGTAACGCCAGGTCCAAATGTTACAGTATCTAGTTCAGTTGTAAGCTGTTTAGATAATAAGTATGATACTTACAACATGGTTGTAGGAAAAGGAAATGATGCAACTATAGTATCAAATGCAAATGGTGTATTAGGTTTTAAAGCTACGGTTGCGAATTTAGAATATAATTTAGTACTTACATTATCTTATCAAGGTGCCAATGGTAATACTAATTATACAGAAACACATGTTAGTATGCCTGTTCACTTTAGAAAATCATCTACAAGTGGAAATAATGTTACTGCTCCATTTACACATTTAGTACAATGGGATGATTATGTATTTATTCCCCATGAAGATACCTTTCGTAGTGCAACAAGAACATACTCCTGGACTGTTAAAAATTTAGCTTTAAATGAAGCTATTTCAATATGGGTAGGTGGTACACCTGCTTATACTGGTAACGGTGATATAAAAGTTAAAAATGCAAATTTGTCAATAACTGTAGCATCTTGTGAAGCATTTAGTACTAACATAGCACCAATAACTCTAGCATAATATGGAACCTAAACTTAAAAAAGCAGGTGTTAGTGGTTATAATAAACCGAAAGCAACACCATCTCACCCAACTAAATCACATATTGTAGTTGCTAAAGAGGGTGATAAAACTAAAACTATACGTTTTGGGCAACAGGGTGTCAAGACTAACCAAACAGTTGGTCAGAGAGAAGCCTTTAAATCAAGACATGCTAAAAACATATCTAAAGGTAAAATGAGTGCGGCTTACTGGGCGGATAAAGTAAAATGGTCCCCAAGTAAAACAGCATCTCCAAGTAAAAAATGGAAAAAAGGTAGTTAATTACTTTAAAATCTCCAAAATATAAATGGAGTTGTTTGTCTTAAATCTAATTTTAGATTTAGTGGTATAAAATAGTTCTGTTATTGGTGTTGTAAACCATGTGAATGCTATTCCAGGATCTAATAATAGAGATCTACCAATCGCAGGTTCATTATAAAAATTAAAATTTTGCTTTGAATTTAAAGCAACCCATTTAATTTTATAACCCATTTTAGTTAAGCCGTCAGATTCTCTTGTAAGTTTATACTTGAGTTTTTTTGGCTTTGCCAATTTGTGCCTGTCTTGTTCTAAGACAGCAGCTATTTTTGGATTTGATCTTGACTTTTTTTCTATTGTCATAATTATTAAAGTTTAAGAGAGCCCGGGTAGAAACTAAAAAACTACCCGGGATTGGTTCTCTCTTTTTTAAAACTTAGCTTTTCTACTTACATTTATAATTATAAATAAACCCAAAAGTAAAATAAGAAATGCTTTGATCATTAAAGTTCAAAAGTAGAATTTTCAATAATTGAATCTAAATTAAGCCTATTACTATCAATATCAATATCATTTACATTAATGATATCATAAGTATCCTTAGTGTTTATGTTACTGTTAGATAAGAATTCTGCTGTCATAAACTTATGAAACTCTTTACTATTATAAAGCCAATTTCTAGGGTGCGTTTTCTTTAATGCTAATGTAACATGGTTATATAAAGCCCAAGCATTATCATTACTTACATTATAATTAAAAGAACTTTTTTCCATCTCACCTTTAATCATAGATAATTGACTAGGCTCTAGAATATCTTTTTCATAATATAAACGCCCAATTAACTGTGCTTGTTCTTTTCTAGAAAGTGTAATATTCTTTAATGCATTTTTATCATTGATGATATTTTTAAATGTATTTGCAGAACCTAAGATTTGAGATTCAATTTGTGAAATAATGTCTAAGTCTGCAGTACCAGTGTGTTTTCTAGCAAAATTTATTTCTCCACAAACAACACCGTTATCACATACAAAAACATAAGCACCAACAGAACACTGAAAACGAATAGATTTATCATAAGAATTTGTCCAAGCAAACATCATTCCAATATCAGGATCTTGAATGTCAGGTGTATAGTTTACAGGACTTAAATGATAAATTCCTTGAGCAACATTGCCGCCCTGGTTACATTTATATAGTTCTTTTTCAATTTTATAACCGGAATTAGTTAAATTTTCCGTTACTTGATCAATCACAAAGCTATGTGGTATGACCGTGTATGATTCTGCGTGGTTAGGCAGACTAACATTCTCTAGGTATATCCTAGAAACCTCTCTTGATTTTTGGTATCCCATGATTTAGTTTTTACAAAGATAGTTGATAATAGTGAAACAAACAAATTAAAATATATATCTAATTGTTTTAGGATCGAAATATTTAGAATATATATCAGTAAACTTGTTTAAAAGTTTATACTTATAGCTCAAAGGATATCTCATTATACCCTGTTTATTCTTTACTTCTGAGCTATATTTCATTAATTCCTGAGCTTCATCTGTAGATCTGCTCATTTGATTTTTATGATTGGTTAGTGCAATGACTTCACATTTGTTTTCACCGGCGTTTAATTTAACTTCTTTAAAAAGATTATCATAATGCTTTTCCCATCCTGGATAAAAAACTACAGGACTATAATTACAGTGCACCTCCCAACCTAATTCTTTAAGTCTATTAATATCAAGAATCCTGCTTGATATTTTTTGCATTTTTGGTTCTAAAGTATCCGAATAAAACTGAGGCATCAAACTAACTCTTACTCTTGGTTTTTTATTAAAATGATTCACATCTAGTTTTAATAGCGAAGAATATTTTGTAGCCATAGTTGTATTTAGTCTAGGATGGTCATCATATCTTTTAAGATAGTTAATTAAAGGTTCAGGTAAATGTTTTTGCATTAATACTAAATCTGTATTGCATGCTATATCAACCATAGTGTAAATAGGATCTTGCTGATCCGGTGTTTTGTTAAAACCTTTTTCCCATTCAACTACAGATTGAAATATATCATCAACATTTTTATTTACAAAAACACGATTGTTATATCTTGACATATAACAATAACTATTAACACATCCTCCAAAACAACCATAAATTATATTTGGAGCAATGCAATTAGCGCTGTTGTTATTGTCTTTAGTTATAAGAGTTTTAGTATTTTGAATTTTAATCATTTAATCCCACCAGGTCTTTAATCCTGTTTTCTTATTTTTTATAATATTACAAAATTCTTCCCATTCCTTTTCATCTAATTCAACAGAATATAAAAATACCTTGCTGTTATGTTCTCTCTCTTCATCCGTTAATTTGTCTTCATAAGTAAAAGAATTGGGCCTATCAGGTAATGGAACAAAATCACCATCATTATCAATTAACTTACCATACTTTTCTTCAGCCATATCCATATAAACATAATCATTCAATTGGTTTTTTAGGATTTGACTTGCTCTTTCCATTTTAGCAATTTTGGGGATGCGAGTAGAATCAACTTCAGTACCTTTGGATTTGGTTCTATCTCCCATATGCTCAATAGCTATCTGCATGAATTGTAATAGAGTGTAGTAATCCCACCACCTAAATTGATATAGTGGTTTTCTAAATCTCCAAATGTTTTTGAAAAAGTTTATTAGACATTTTGTCTGATAGATAAATTCGATGTAATAGTATTTAGGGCTTTTCATAATCTGATATTAATTTATTTAATAAATCCTTTCGTTCCTCATCTGTCATAATTTGATATTTTGAGAGGTAGTAATCATTTACTTTATTTTCTTCCAAATACTGATGCAATTCTCCTATGGTTCTACATATTTCATTATCATCTTTATCTGTCATTGTCAAATCAGTTCGTTTCCCAAAATCCTTTTCATAACACCACCAATCGAATGTATCTCTACCATCCATACCGTAAATTGAACCAATCAACATAGCGATAACACTTTCATATGAGCCTGTAAAGTCTATAAGGTCAATACCTGCTTCATATGCTTTATCTAATCTTTCTTGTTGTTCTTTAAGTTCAAAAACAATTCTTTCAAATACTTCCGGTTTTATGCTGTAATCCATTGTGTTTCGTTTTTAAATTGAATACTTTCATTTCCATCATATTCTTCAATAGTAAATTCTTCACCTTCATCTACCCATACTACTTCTAAATCTTCAACCCCTCCAGTATAGACATCCGGATAAGTGGTTTCAACATACTTTACCGCACCATCAAAATCTTCTGATTCAACCAACTCTATTAACTTTGGGTCAAATATTGCTTCAAGAGGAGCACCCCAAGTATAAAATCCAGCTCCAAATCCATATGAAATAAGAACTGCTACTTTACCATCTCTAATTACTTTGTTCATAGTTTGGTTAGTTTGTATTTAATTCCATCAATCTCTACTACCTTACCTTGACAGGGTTTAGGTCGGTTGTCTATAACATCACCTTCTGAATTCTCATAGTAGATTATGTTTCCTTGAGAATCGTAATCTCTCTTTACCCAATATCCGTCTGAATTCTCATAGTAGATGCCTTTACCTTGAGAATCATATTCCCTCTTTACCCAAAATCCCTCTGAATTCTCCCAGTAGATTTCATTGCCGTTAGAATCGTATTCACTCTTTGTCCAAAATCCATCTGAATACTCATGGTAGATTACCTTGCCTTGAGAATTACATTTCCACTTTTCCCAATATCCACTTGAACCCTCGGTATAGATTTGATTGCCATTCTTGTCTTTGATTACCAAACTACCATTGGCCTCAAAGTCCCATTTGATTTGTTGTGCTATTGTTTTAGTTTCTTTGTTCATTGTTTTCTTCTTTAGCGTATAAGGTTTCTAAATAATCATCAAGATCCTTTGTAGTCATATATGTTTTATCAAACTCAGGCTCAAATGTCTTAATTTGTTTAATAGTATGGTCTCTTTCACCAATTTTGTAGTAATGGTTTTCAATAGCATCCGCCAAATCTTGAATGTATTCTGGTCCCGCAACTGAAATTCTTAAATCATACCACTCCCACTTTGTCTTATAATCGTAGAATGTAATTCCTTTAGTTAATCTCTTATGTAAATTAGATAACGTCCTATTACGAACCCTTACAATAGAACTATCATTACCAAATACTTGGAGGAATCTAAGAAACCAACGAGGACACCACCAAGGTTTTGCTTCATAATCCATAGCCAAAACCAATGGGACCATAACTTTATCATAATTATTGTAATCAGGTACAGAACCTAAATAACCATACTTTTCAGAAAATCTTCTTGGAAAGAAAATATAACGAATATCATCCCACTCCAAATCACGAGTATGTATTATTCCTTTTTTTCTACCTTTCCAAAATAGAAGTGATTGTCCAAAGTCTTTAGCTTTTACACTAAATGGACGATTGTCCTTAAAGGGGCCAAATTTACTTTTTTTCATAGTAATCATATTAAACGGGTCTGAATCGTAATATTCGGGATTAATTTGTGTCATTTAATTATATTATTAACTTTAAAAACTAAATCTTCTAAACTTCCATTATTTTCAATTTTATAATCAAAATCATAGCCGTCTAGTTCTGTTTCACTAATATGATCATTAGCAAGAGCTTTCATTGATGTTCCATAACCAGGTCTATTAACTCTAATTAATATTCCGCCTTTACTTTTTATACTTTCATATTCATTCTTAAATCTTACATCTGTAATAATCCATTTGCTATTGTAAACATAGTCCGCAAATAAAGCATTAATCCAAACGTTATTATGTAAATTATCTCTTAAAGCTTCTGTGCCTAACTTCTGTAATAATTGTCTTACAGTCATAGGACAAGCCCATTTGGTTCCTATTTTACCGGCTGGATTTGTATTCCATTGAGGTCCTAGTTCTGTTTCTTTAAAGGACTGATCTTCAAAATCTTTTATATCAATTCCTGTTAATATACTACTTATAAGTTTTAATTTATAAGCAAACTTTTTAATTTCCCAAGATCCACTGTCACTTAAAGTGCTTTGTAATTGTATAATCTTACCAACAGTGTCTTTACCGGAACCGGCTTTTCCACTTATACCAATTAAATTAATGTTTTGAATTTTCATTTCTATATTCTATTTCTTTTTTAATTAAATCAATATGCCACTTTACACCACCATATTTTACTACAGCATCTAACCATTCATCATTCATATCACAAAGAGGAACATATTTTAATTCTTCTTTACCATTAATACCACGACCACCTCTGCAGGCATATTTACGAACTATTTCAAAAGGATCGTTGTCATAAATAGTTAAAAGTTTAATTTTATTCATATCAACCGCACCATATCTTAAATAATCTGTACCTCCGTCCACAGTTGCCTTATTAGGGCAACTGCAAGTTTTATAATCATGTCTATGATAACTAACAATAGTTTCAGAACATTCTAAACAAGTGACTGAATTGTATACAATTTGTCTTGTGTCTTCCACTATAAAGAAATTAGAAGAGAAAAAGACATCATTATACATAAATAAATAAGCAAATAAAAAGCTTGCTTATAATCCTGATTTTTTAAGTTTTTCATTTTGTATCTTTTACAAATTGACCGTCTATCATTTTGCCAGTACGCGTACTGATAACTTTATATGCCGATTCAAGACATTCTTCCAAAGAAAGATTTTGCATTTTAGCTTGAATGATTAATGTAACCATGATATCACCCATTGCGTCAATGATTTCTTCTCTGTTATTATTATTTACAGCTTTACAAAACTCTGTTGTTTCTTCTAGAGTTTTAATAGCTTGTGCCATTGGTGTAGCTTTTGATAAAATACCTTTATCTTCAGCCCATTGTTCAACAGCACATTCTAATTCAAAGTAATCCATATTAAAATAATTTAAGTTGTTGTGGACTATAGTTAATTATGTTTTCTATTTCCGATTCAATCAATTGAAAATAGTAATTTTGATTTATCTTATACAAATCCCATTTAGGTTTAATATCTACTTTATTAAAAAGTACTTGCATCCATTGTCCTGCTTCTAATTGTATTTCCCTATTATCTTTTTTGTTTACTTTAGTTATTTTACAAGCTTCAGGGTGCTCTGTTTTACATATATAATACCTATTAATTTTTTGAATTTCTTTTTCTTCATATACACCATTTTTTATACATCTAGACATTTGTTTCCAATCACCTTTGGATTTACTACCAATACAGTAGTCAAAAATATTCTTGTTACTTTCTAAATAATCTTTAGGTAAAATATCATGTATAAAGTAATGATATATTGCTTTTGGAATAATCAATTTTGATTTATTTTTATGTAAGGCTAAATTATGAAAATCAAACCTGCCGGTTAATTTACAAGGAGCGTACATAAATTTAGAATCTTCAACTTTAAAGAGATAATGTGGGAATTCTTTTTGAATTTCTCTCCACTCAGCCATTTCCACTTCTTTGTAATTACTTAAAGCAATATAATTATTTACATCAGCCAGTACAAGCTTTTGATATTCATTATGTTCTAACTTAAGACTTGTTATTGATTCCCATTCAGTACATATTTCCATATATTTTTGAAGATGTGTTCTAGGTATTTTAGTTTCTATACCATCTGTATTTTGCATTATTGCTTGGGCTTCAGGAATATTTTCCATAATCATCTCATAAAGCATCATAAGACTTAGCTGACCGTTAATAGTTATTTTCATAGTCATTTCCGGATCATAAAAGAAACTATCTTTATCATTACTTAAACCATATGTAGAGTTTAAAATAATCTTATAAACATAGTTCATAGGATCTTTTTTAGGAATCTTTCTTCTTTCATCAAAGAACCATCTATATTGATCACAAAATTCTTTTTGTGGAAAATGACCTGGAGACCAAGAATTTTCAATTGCTAAGTTTGGATAAAAACTTACTACATCTGAAGTTATAATTACAAACTCTTCATCTGATTTATATACACCCGGAACATTTGCCCCATGAACACCGCCTAAACCAAAATATGTATTTACATTTTTGTATTTGATTGAGTGTTTAAAAGAACCCTTTAAATTATCTGGGTGTACTTCAATTGTTTTAAACTTATCTAAAAGTAATTTAAATTCTAAAGATTCAAACTTTATATAGTTTAAGATTAAATCTGATAATTTAATATTACATCTATAAGTACGCATATTCTTAATATCTTTCTTGGGAATATTCAATTTTTCTGATAAATAATAAGAAAAAAGCTCTTTACTTATTCTTGGTTCAGAAGCGCTGTATAAATTAATATTGTAATTCTTGCTTAGTTCTTTTCTAAGTCTTATTTGGGATTGAGATTTATTATAAATTTCTTTAGTTGATAGTACGTCATTTATACAATAACTAATAACTATATCTATCTCTGATTGATTTTTAATTTCTGTTGTATGATGTATGGGCATTTCTAAAAGATTATCCCAATCCATACTATATTGAATCCATTTTAAACTTGACATTTTTTGAGGATTGTCCCAGTGATGCATTTTAAAAAGATCAATCTGACCTATTTGCATTCTAAAGGGGGCATAATCCTGAAATTCTTTATTATCGTTTCTATTAATGCATTTTACTGCATACTCATAAATTATTTCTGCTATTTGACATCCTGATAAAGTTTCCCATAAAGCGTGATTATCTAAAATATAATGGGTTACTTGACTATCAAATGCCAAACCATTATAAGATATATGCCATTCTTTATTTTTTTTATTTTGAATCAAGAAATCAATAAAGTCTTTAAGATCATTTTTTAAATCATGAATAACAAAGACTTTTCTTTCAGAATTTTTATAGTGCTCAAAAACTGCAATAAAACAATTTTTAAGCGTTTCATAGTCCATTATCCAATGATTCATAAATTACATTTTATATTTTTCTTTTATATGACTGTCTATTGGAACAGCATCCCCGTTTTCATCAATCCTTACAAACTTAATATTTGTAGATAAGATTATAGTCTGTGCGCCCGAGTATATATTATGAGATCTAGCTTCTATGTAAAAAGTCATACTTGTATTTCCCACTTCTTTTACATTTCCGTAAATTTTAATAAGCTGACCCTCTTTGGCAGAGCGTTTAAATATGCATTTGTCAATCATAACGGTCACCATTCTAGGTGTGTTACATATTTCCATAGCAAACGCAGCTGCCGCAGAGTCCAGCCATGCTAATAACTTACCTCCAAATAAATTAGCATGAAAACCTAAGTCTGACTTTTTAACCGGGTGAGTGGTTATCAAGTGCATAATTAAGGTAATATAATCAAATCTTTTTTATCTACTTCAGTTTTATTTACATCTGCAAAATACTTTGAAATATCAAAATCTTCAGCGTTGATAGCAAACAAATATACTAACATAGTAATTTCATCTTTTTCTTTAATGTAAATCTCAGAAAAAGTTTCAATTTGTAAACGTTGTTCTTTAACAACTTTACCGGTTTCATTATTTGGAAATTTTAATCTCATAGGCTGACCTTCTTCATCTAATCTTGGCACCATATGTAAAGATTCTTTTTTAACTTTACTAATTACAGCAAGTACTCCGGATGAAGGATCAAACATTGCCTCAACAAAAGGGCAGTCTAGAGTCAAAGGAATTAAACTAAAAGAGTTTAATCCTCTAAAGGCTGTGCTAATGAGCATCATGTTTTTTCCAAATGTGGTTTCTTTTTTCATTTTTATTGTTTTTTTACAAATATAAAGAACTATTATAAACTAATTTCTTTTTCTTGTAAAATTTTTTCTTTTAAACATTCTTTTTCAAAATCAGGTTTACTGCAGATTTCATGAACCTCTCTAATTAGCTTGATATTAACTCCTAAGTTTTCTGCATATATTTCGTGATAGCTACCTGGATCTAAAAAACTTTTAATATACTCTGAAATTTTACCATACTCAGAAAAGTAGGCCAAAATTAAATCTTTAGATTTCAAAGAAAATTTAGAATAATGACCGTTAATAAACTGATCAAAATCATATTTATAACTTTTAAAGTTAAAAACATAAATTTGTTTATCCGCGAGATTATAATAAGATTTTAATAATCTATGACTTTTTAAATATTTTGTTTCAAAGTTTTTAAAATCTAAAGTCATTTCACATTTATATACACATATAAACTTATAATCTAAAACATTTATGAATTCATCCCAGCAGATAAATGTATCTGCCGGGACAAACTCAATATTTTTCTTAAATCCTAATAAAGGATAAAGAAAAACTTTGCTTTTTTGAAAATAAGATGTATATATAATATTCATTTTATAATCTAACTTTGTTCACTAAATAATTAAATGGTAAACTATAGTTGTTATTAGTATAATGATAATTAGCGGTCTCAAGTGCGTATCTAAGATCAGTTACCCATGCATCTAAACTTATTTCTGAAACTTCAAATGGATATACCTGGTTGTATTTGTCAATAACTATAAAGGTAAAGATAATTTTGTAATTTTGCTTTTCTTCAGGTAAATTTTCAATTACTAATTTAGTATATATAACTGCTTGAAGCCAATAATTATAATAGTTAACTGTTTCCGGAAATTCATCAATTGTCTTACTTGTGGTTTTTAAATCACAAATTACAATCTCTTTTTTATCGTTATCAATTTTATAAAAGTCAACATACCCTTTTAAACCAAAATTATAATTATCTAATTTACATTCCAAATATTTTTCAGAAAATGTTTCTATAGTGTCTAAAGGAAAATCGGTTTGAAATTCTCCAAATATTTTATTAACCTCAGTATTATTTTTTATAATTTCAATTTGCTCTTGACATCTTTTTAAAGTTTCTTCATCAACGACATCAACTTTAGAATTATTAATAAAATTCCAATATTCTACATTTTCTTGACATTGAATTTTAACAAGTCTAGCAGAATCTTCTTTAAGAGTTTGGTATAGATTTTCTTCTTTTAAAATACTTAATATTGAATTTTCAAGTTCTTTAGACATTAAATCCACGTATGAGTTATCAGTCGTTAACCCTAAATTTGATACTTTATGTAAGCTGTGTAAGATTTTTCGTACATTATCTGTGGGTAATTTGCCTGGTACTATTTTAAATTTTTCTTGTAATTTTTCAGGTTCAAACAGCAAGCAATGTAAGACTTTACCTTCAAGTAAATGTTTGTCTAATTTTTCTTGCCTTTGTTTAAGTATATAATCATTATAAAATAATGAAGGTGAAAAAAGCAGTTTATTCAAAGAAGAATAACTGAATTTAAAAGGTTTTGAATAAAAATCTTTTTCTTGTTCTGTCATAGTTTAAGGTAATAAAGATGGAACTATTGAAGCTTTTACATTTTCTTTTAGTTTAATATCTGTAATTTGAAATTCAAAAATAGAATGTTCAAAACCAATGTTTTTTTGCATATACTCTAATAAATCTTCAGAAACTATTTTAAAAGCAAATTCTGTTAATTTACCATCTTTAAACAAAAGATCTAATAACTTAGAATAATTATCCAATCTTGAATATAATCGGTTAAAGTATTTCTCAAAATAAGATCTTAAAGTTTTAACATTAATACTATTCCAGATATCAGATTCTGTTTTTAGTTTATAATCATATTTCCATATAAGTAAAGCTAATATATCAAACGAAGATTCATAATTACAATTTGCCATAGTAGTTAATACCATATTTACATCATGATTAGAATTACTGTTTTCTAATACATTAGTAAAATAATAATAATTTTCATGCGTTAAAGTTATAGCTTTTGAGTTAACAAATTTTAAAATGTCACTATCAAGAACAAAATTTGAAATTTGAGTTAAATCTAAATAGGTGTTATAATTTTTTATATTAAAAAGTCTAGTATCACTATAGCTGCATATAGTATTTAAATCATCTAAAAGATTATCTTTAACACTCCTATCAAGTCTAAATTTAATTGTAATAACAAAAGGATCTTGACAATTATTAGATTCTAAATTTAAAATATCAACCACTTTTTTATAGCTTGTATCTAGAGTATAACCTTTATTATTATTATAAAAAGTTTGATTGAAAAAAGTTAAAAAATCATTTAATCTTATCCAGTCTCTAGATTCAAATTCAAATAAGTTAGTTACACTAGATTTAGAAATAACACGATAATCAGCTTTAGTTTCATCTCTTGTAACTGAAAGATTGTAGTTTGTTTTAAGGCTATCAACTTTTTCTCTAGGTAAATTTATATTTGGATACCTATAAATTTTAGAATCTTTTAAATTTATAGATTCAAATTTTATAGTATTAATTTTAAAATGTTCAGATATATTAAATCTTTCATTTTCTTTATATACACAATATACAGGTCTTAGCATATTGTCATAATTAGGTAATTTAAAAAATATTTCTCTACCTATATTTGATATTTCTATAAGAAGTGTTTTTGCAACTTTTAAATCATTGTTCATTTTTTATAAATTTAAGTATTCAGGTTTAATTGAAAAAGTGCATTTATAAATGTCACCTTTAACTACATATACTTCTTTTCTTGCAATTGCTTCTAAATATTTAAAAGAATCATTAGTTAATTTAGAATCTTCTTTTAATCTTACTATAAACTGTATAGCACTTAAGGTATTATAGTCATAACAGTTTTGTTCTATCCAATGAAGAACATCTTTATTTCTAGGAAATTTTGTAGAAAGATTATAAACACGTTGATAGAATTGCCATAATAAGTGAAAGTTTTCATCTTGTTTTAAAGTTGGAATTATTTTACCTGCAATTGCTATATCATCTTTATTAGAACTATTAGTCATACCAACTAAAAGATCTAAAAGTTTTTCATCCATAGCTACGAGCATTTGAGAGTTTTTAGAAATAGTTTCAATATTTTTTACATTTTTTATAACACCTGTATCAATTAAATATGCTATATCTAAAGTTTTATTTTTTATAAGTAAAATTGATTCATGCCATTCTTTCATATAAGTATGCCTTTTTGCATTGTGAAACCACATATAGTTATTGTTAACAACGCTTGCAATATTTTCTATTTTATTTTCAAATGTATAAATTGTATTATTTTCATTTTTTATAAAAAGAGCTGTTGTATTAGGTCTATGATTACGATAATAATGATTTTCTAAATTATTATGTGTAACTAAACAATCGGCATTTAAATAATCATTTGTAAGTTTTAAATTATTATTTTTTGCCATATGCTTTACTCTATCAGAAGAGACTGGGCATCTGCTCATAATATAAAAACTTTTTAAAGCAGAGCCATCAGATCTTTCTTCTTCTAAAATATTAAGAATATGAGCATACTTGCTTGAACCTAATTGTATATAGGGCTCTACACTATTTATTGCTAAAGAAGGTACCCCTACTATAGGGGCACCTTCTAAACCAAAATGCTGAAGAGCAGCAATACTAAAACCAAATTCGTCTCTGGGTTCTAAATTCATAAATTAAATCATTGTCATTTTCATAACTTCAGGATCCATCATCATTTTATTGAATTTTTGCTTGTTACCATTAAAAATAGTTCTTACAATCACATACTTTAAATCATTAGTAAAATAATCTTTAGTTGATAAAGCAATTAAACGGTCAATTACTTTCTGATTAATAGTATTATCTTTTGCATAAACAAGAGCGTAGTTACACAATCTAGTTGCTAGAGTTGCTGCAATATCAGCTCTGTAACTTGAATCTTTTCCAATGCAGGAAGAAAGCAAACCTAAAACATAACTTTCATTATCATTCAATAAAAGATCTTTAGGTGCTACAAGTTTATCTAGTTTATTATTAATAAATATAGTAAACATACTTGCAAAAGTGTCTCCTACAGAACCTTCACCTATCATTTGGATGAGAGATAAACTATTATCAAAAGATTCAATACTTGAAATTGAATTGAAAAATGTAGTGATAGATCTAGCATTAGTTTCTGTAGTTACTAACTCCGGATGTAAAAGCAAAAAGTTAATACAACGTGAGTCAATTCCAGCGTCTTCTGCCCAACGAGCCCATACATTTATATCAAACTTTAAGTTTGCTGTAATATATCTTGTCTTTTGAGCATTATCAATAGAATTAACCATGTAATCACCATTGTCCGGATTAGATGTTAGAATAATATGCCAATCTTTAGGTAGTGACCAGGAAATATAAGTTTGTCTATCAATTAATTCCATTACAGCCTGAATAAATCTTATATCAGCACGATTCCAGTCATCAAGAAGTAAAATACCACCTTCTTTCTTATCAGCAATCCATTCTGGAGCACAATATGACATTCTATTTTTACCTGTCATTTTGTAGCCATTCTTTAAATATTCAGTTACAGCAAGTTCATCAACCCAAACACCCACTTTTTTAACTACAGTTGGATTATTTATTTGAGCTATATTATTTGCAGCTGCAGTTCTTTGAGCTGCTGTAAAATTAACACTGTTACTATCTTGAGCTACTTGCTTTTCTGTATACATTTGGAATTGACGAACTGGAAATCCAACCAAGTCACCTAGCTCTTCAATTTGAGCAAGATTTAATTTAACAAAATTTAAATTCTTTTCGGCTGCAATTTCTACAATTGTAGAAGTTTTACCAATACCGGATTCACCCATTACTTCAACAGCAACTGGAGGTTTATTACTAGATTGTAAAAATCTATTGTTTTCAATAATATGATTGATAAAATTCTTTAATTCATCAATGTTTAAATTTACTTGTGCCATTTTTTTTTTTAGTTTAATTTAATTACTTTACCTGGTAAATTATCGTTCATTTCTGAACGGTTACTCAATACCCATAATGTATTTTTAGGGCAGTTTATAGGTGGACTACATTCTCCATCTGTTAAATATATAAGAGCTGTGTATTTAGATTTACTATTATTAAAAAGATCAATAACAGGTTGGAAATCTGTTCCACCCCTTCCTTTAACAGATAAATCTTTTTTTGGATTAAAAACTTCTACAGAGTTTATAGAAGTATCACATTGCGCAATAGTAATGACATGTCCTGTCTTATGCATATGAACTAATTCTTGAGCAAACTCTTGTAGTTCAGAACTACTTACAGAACCAGAAGTATCTATACCAACTAAAATATTATTTTTGTGTTTAATCTTTAATCCTGGATTTTCAATATAACGTTTATTAAACTTTCTTCTTAGTTTTTTTGTATAAATAATAACAGAACTTCCAACAAATCTTCTTAAATAACCACGCCAATCAAATTTTGGTGGTTCAATAGTGTTAATCCTATTTATAAGTTCTGATAGTTCACCAGGAATTGAACCTTGCCTTTTAGATACTGTTTCTGCAGTTTCTTTTAACTGATGTTCAATTTGTTTTGTTATAAGTTTTTTATCTGACTCAGATAAATTATCGAATTCATCCCAAGTTGGATGGTCATATTTACTATTTCCATCCATTTGAGATAAAATATTATTTAAAGTTTCAGAAGTTCCGTTTTCTTTTGCTTTAGATAAAATATCATAATAAACTTTTGTACCTGCTTTTATTGGAAGTTTTAATTCCGGAAAAGTAGATAAAAGTAAACCTCCTATAGGTAAATGTTCTTCATCAATATATTGATTTATTTCTAAATCAGCAGCAATATTAAAAAGATTTTTATCTTTAAACATATCACGTAATATCAGATGATTAAACGCAATATGCAATAACTCATGTTTCAATAAACCTTGAATATGCAGATCAGGTAAACCTTCTACAAAAGTTGGATTTATTGAAAGATCTACACCAATTCCGTTTTTACTTACGCCAGCCGTTGGTATATCATCTCTATATTTTTTATTAAGTCCAATTAGAAATAGACCATAAAAAGGTTCTACAAAAATTAAATTTTTGGCTATTTTAGCTATTTTATCTGTAATAGCCATTAAATTTTTTTTCATAATTTAAATTTTAAAATCAAAAACGCCATCTCTATTTACAAAGTTGAAACTGTCTTTGTATATATTTAATACAGTATATCTAAAATATTCATTTAAAACAAAATCTTTATATTCTTTATTTTTCATTCTAATAATTATATTAATTTTATTTATTGACAAATCTTCTTTTAAAAGATTAAACTCGTTTCTAAATTCAACTTTACGCCTAATATCTTTAATATTTTTATAAAATAAATTAAGAACTAAAACGTCAAGTTTTAAATTTTCTATATTTGATTTTGCCACTTCAAAATCATCATTGCCAGCATTTAACATACTAGTTAAACTTAAAAGTTGTTCATAAGTTATATTAACAATCACTTTTTTTTAGATTTTCTTTTAGGATTTATTTCAATTATCACACCTGGTTTATTTTTATTATATTCATAATCAAAAAAAACAGGTTTAATCAAATCTGAATTATCATCAGTGATCCATCCATAAGTGACCATATCATCTTGAACAGTTTGTGCAGGATTAATATAATCAAACTTATGTCTGTTACCTCTAATGAATGTCATTCCAATTTCAACAGGTAAATCAAATTTTGCTAATTCAGCTTTAAATTTTTCTGCATATTCTAAGTAATATTTTTTTGAATTCTTTCTGTAATTAACAACTGCTTTACTTGCAATGAAATATTTTCCTGTCCAACGCCTTCCATTTTTGGATGATGGCACATTACCCGGTATAAAAAATTTCATTATGTATATAGTATAGTTTTTAAAGTTTTAAATAAAATAGGGTTTACTTTATCATATCCAAATTCTTTTAAAGAATCTGATATATCCTTACTCATTTCAAGAAAAGTACCATCAATATTATAAACATCTTTGTATTTTTGAATAGCATTTAAACCTGCTTTATCATTATCAAAAAGAGTTATAATTTTTTTATACTTGAGTTTTAAATTTTCAATTATATAGGCTTTGATTAGTGTGTTTTCACTATCCGGAGCTATAACATCTAAATTATAACCAAAACCTTTAAGACATATTGCATCTTTTAAAGAAGAGCAAATGACTAAATAAGGTTGTGTATATTCCAGTTGATCTAAACCTTGTGTATAAGATTTGATCTTTAAAAATTTATTTTTCTTAAATGGTTGATATATTTTATATACTTCATCAGAATTATCGCAATAAGCATAAATATGTTCAGTTTGAATACTTAATTTAGTATTTGCATCTCTACAAATTTCAAAACTCAACACGGGTTTTATATTATATTTTTCAAGTAAAGTTTTACCAATTCTATAAGAAAGCCAATATTTTGCGTCATTAGTATTCCAATCTCTAAAAGTTATATTTGTTACTTGCCATTTAGAGTCAAAATTTAATTCATAGTTTGTAATAGTGTTACTTTTACCAAAAGTATTGTAATCACTTATAATTTTATTACACGCCGCGGAATAATCAATGCTAAACATTTCCATTACTAATGTAATCTTATCACCATATTTTCCAGATGAAAAGTCTTTAAAATAGTATTGGTTTTCTTTCCTATTTACGTAAATACAAAAACTTGGCGTTTTTTCTAAAGGATTCCAAATAGATTTAAGTTTTATAGATTGACCTGTAAGATCGTCTTCTAAATTTAAATAGTATTTAAAAGCCCAGTAACTTGGTACTTGATTTATTTCAAAAATAATATTTTTTGTAGTATACATAAAATTAAAAAGAGCAGGCTATTAACCTGCTCTTTTATATTTTAAAATGTTAAATCTTAGAGTTCAAAATCATCTCCAGAATTTACAGCTGGCGCTTCAAAACTAGAAACTCCACTTGCTTCTTTCTTTACAAATTTTCTGACGTGTTCTTCATAATTAAATGTAATCAATCGGCTAGATTCAACATTAAGACTTTCCATTGGAACGCCGGTTTTAGAAATACGAGGTAAATGTAAATCTACATTAATATAACCCTCAGTATTTTCCCATTCACGACCACCAATGCAAGTGTTGATATAATTTGTATTCTTGAAAATACTTTTACATTTATCCATAAAAGCTTCAATTGTATCAACATTAATATCATCCACTTCATTTCTTTTACCTGTCACATCAGCAAGAAAAGCTACAGACTTTAAAATTTCTTGGTCTTTATTAATTTTTCTACCACTGTCTAAAACAGCATCTTTAAAAGGATATGGAGTTATTCTAACTCTTCCAACTTGGCCTTTATAACGAGGACCATCAGGCTTATTAGCATCAACTAAAAATCCTTGAAATTCTCCGCTTACAGGTTCACTTTCAACATTTAAAATAATATTAAATGAGTTTTTGTCATAAGGAGTTGCCTCAAAAGATAAACTGTTAATTTTAACTTTACAGTTACCAGGTGATAAAACTGGACTTACGCGGTTTGATGAAACATTTTTTGTACTTAGCATTTTTTTTGGTTTAAAGGTTAATTTTCATATTTTTTAATGCATTCTTTTACGAATGCCAAATCATTAGGAATAAATTCCTCGTCAAACATTTCCATTGGTGTTTTGCATGTTGTTTCACCATCTGTTTTAGTTGCAAACACATATGACAAACTACCATCTTCTTGTTTGATTACTTTACCGTATAAAACAATTGAAAATAAACCCTCTAAAGTAAGAGCATTATCAATCATTTTACCCACTGTTTTAGCTTTAATTTTTCTTTTTCCATTGATATCAGTACTTTCTTCACAATGAGTTAGAAAAAATATATATAAGTCTTCTCTTAAATCTTTAGGGAATTTTGCAACTGCGGCTAAATTAGCAGCAATAGAAGTGAATTTATCATATCCTTTTTCAGAAGCTTTATCAAAGTACTCAAAGCTTGACATATACTGCCAGTCATCAACAATTAAATTTTTAATGTGTGGCATTTTTTCATTTACATAGGTCATTGTTTTTAAAACTCCGGGACCTGAAGATACACTTACTAAATTTCCATCTGGGTTTTCTTTGTTTAAGGGTTTATATTTAGTTTTCCAACCTTTAAATGGTAAAGGTTTATTTGCAATATTTATAATAACTGTTTCTTTTGGATCTAAATTCCTAATGGAAGTTGATTTACCAGATCCAGATTCTGCAATAACTAATATGCTGTGTGCCATTTTATTTATTTTTAATTATGTTTTTTATTTCCACTAAAGTATCTGCTATTCTTTCTAAAGCATCTACTATACCAATATTAGAATACTTCCACTCAGGATTCTCAATTTTTAAATCTGATTCTTGGTTTCTATTTGTAATAGGGATATTTGCGTCTAAGTTTCTATTTGTAATATCGTTAATTACTTTTAAATCACTTACAGGTACTAAATATCTTTGAAAACCGGCATTAGATACAATTAATTCATATTCTTCTTGCCAAAAAGGATTAGCCTGAAGAAAATATAATGTGCGTTTTGGATCTTCACACTCATAATTAATACTTACAAATTCAGTGTAAATATCTTGATTGTTTTGTAATTCACTTGCAAAAAAGCTAATATATAATTCATCTTTGCCTTGTGGTCTATATGCCATTTTAGGTATAAAAACAGCAGCATTTTTAAAAATTGACTCAAAATAAGGTTGATGTTCTTGTCTTAATTCTAGAACTCTCAATCTTCTTTCATCAGGTGTAATTTGTTTTTCTGTTTTTGTGTTCATCATCTTGATTGTGTTTGTGGAGTTGGTATTTCTATTATTTCCATTGTACTAAAAAGACCTTTAAAAAAACTTATTCTTGTGTCTCCATTTCTAGCTTTTAAGAAGTGAAATACTAAAACGCTATCATCTTCAATAATATATCTATCTGGGCCATAAAATCTAATTTTTCTATGTGCAGGTCTGTTAATACCAATTAAGTTATCGGCATGTTGTAGCATTGCATCTGAACCAAATATATCTTGTTCAGTAATGTAATTACCATATTTACCATCTATAGCTCTTTCTGGATCTTCAACATTTCTATTTAATTGAGATAAAGTTATAAATAAACAAGGATAATCTCTTTTACATTGTGTAAAAAATTCACCAAGTTCAAATAAAGTATCTAATCTATCTTTTTGATATGGTGCTTTTTTTACAAGTAATGTATGATCAAGAGTTATTATTGTTTTTTTACCTTTATGGTAATTCATATACATATCTACTTGTTCACGCATTTGGTTTACTGTAAGTGGTGTTCCTATAATATCAATAGGATACTTAACTCTTTTTTTAGCATATTCGTAGCATTGATTTATAGTGCTATCTAGAACTTTTGAACCAGAAGCGCTTGTTAATTCTTTATAAGATTTTCCAGTAACAGATGTAAACTCTCTAATTGCTGAGTTTCTACCTACCATTTCAAATTGAAATTCTAAAACTCTATAATCATCATTCGGATTGAGATTGAAGGATTCTCTAATGATTTGGTCTTTAATTAAAGTTTTACCTGAACCAGGTCTCGCTGCAATTACAGTTAAACTATTCCATTCTAATCCGTCTACAGTTGCATCATTAAACTTTGGCCAAGGTGTATAAATAGATTTATCTTGACCTAATTGTCTACTTTTTATATATTTTAATGCTTCATTAAATGCTGAATGTTGACCATCCCATAAATGCTGACTCATACTACTCTATCTTTAAAAAACTCTTTAGGTTTAGTATCAACACCATCTCGCACTAAATCACAATAATCAGCAAGAGTAGACTTTTTTACTTTGTGTTTATCTTGTTTAGAAATAAAATACTGGCTTGTCATCATATACAAATAATTATTATTTGCATATTCTTTTACATACATATCACTTGCTTTGTGAACTTCTTCCCAAGTGTAATCGAATGTAGCAAAAAACCATCTAAAAGATTCATTCAAAGCTTTTACATTATTTCTGGCAGGCATTCCGCTTGGTAATTTTGCTTTAGGAAAAATAGATCTATATTTTTCTATGTTTTCTAAAAAATCTTTACCCATCAACTGGGTGTTTGTTCTTGCTTTAGCTTTTATGAAATAATTATCTAAAGAATAAATAAAATTCATTCCTTTATCTGTTATTTCTATTTTTCTGAAAATAGGATCGTTTTCAGTAGTTTTATAAACTATAAATTCAGCAAAAACAAGTTCTTTTATACATTTTTCTGTATCAATGTATGGACATTGAACATTTTCTCTAAAAGAAAATAAAAGCAAACATGCATCTGGCGATATTTTATTTTCTAATATTTTTTGAAGTAGTTCCCACATATGAATACAAATTTACCAAATTATAGGTTCTTTTCCAATTATTTCAAGTCTTTTATTGACTTTGTTGAAAAGATCATTACTATCCCAAGAACCTTTAGAATAAGCAGCTGATGCAGGATGAGATGCTTTTATTATATGTAAATTAGATAAATGACTTGCCCACTCCTCTGCTTTTTTACCTAATAAAACAGCAACGCAATCCTTGTGCCGGTTATTAATATGTTCTAGAAAAAAAGATGTAAAACCTTTCCATATATGGTAATGACTTCCAATTTCGTTAACTCTACAAGTAAGAGCTGTATTAAGCATAATTACACCCTGTCGGGTATACTTAATTAGGTTTGGGTCTCTTTCATACCCATTCGGGTATAATTTTTCAATCTCATTAAATATGTAGCGTAATGACGGTTGCTCTTTCATTGTTTTACTGCAACTAAATGCAATACCATCAGCTACATTTGGCTGTGGATAAGGATCCTGACCAATTATTATAACTTTTATATTATCCGGGGGACATGTCAGTATACCTGAAAAAGATTCTTTAAGTCTTGGTGTAAAACTATGACCTTTCTTCTTTTCTTCTAATAAACTATCTATAAGTATAGAATATTCAAATTGATTCAGAAAAAAGTCTAATATATGCCAATTATAACTTAAAAATAATTCAGATAATTTTTCTTTTATCTCTGATTTATCCATATTTATATGTATATTTGCTTTAAAATTTAAAAAGAAATGGAAAATAAAAAAAATCTTGTGCCAGAGTCATATGACTTAACGCAAAATATTAAAAATGTAGAAATAAATACTGGTTTTATTCTTGGCTTAGAGCGTATAATATTGTACTTTGTCACAGATTTAATAGAAGATAAAACTACAATCCCCGGTATGTTTAAAAAGTTTGAGAGTTTGTTATCTCAAAATAAAGAAGAAGCAGAGAGTGTAAACTTAAATGTTTTTGAATCTCATGTTTACACTCTCTTTGCTTTACAACAACTTTTTAGATCTCATGCTTATGAGCAAAATTTAGTAAGTAAAATTGAAACTGATGTGAACAATGAAGAAATTGAGTCTTTAATGGAAGCTTTTAAAACCAATGATTCTGCAAAAATTAAAGAGTTATACCAAAAATTTGGTAAACCATCATCTTAAGTTTATATTATTAAAATCTCCAATTTCAAAACAGGCTATAATTGCAAGATTTAACTCTGCTTTACTACATTCAGCAAAAGATTTATAATGAAGTTCCTTGGAGTTAGTATCCATATAAGATAAACCACAATTATCTTTAACTAATTTTTTAATTTCATTGAAAGTATGACCCACAGATGTTGCTAACTCTCGGCACATAGCATGAATTCTAGCAATTTGAGCAGCGCTTGCTTTATCTGTGCTATAAGAAATAAAAACATCTAATTTTGTACCATCTGGTATTGATCGCATGAAATTTTCAAATCTCATTTTATTTACACTAACTGAAAAATCAAAATTTCCATTTTTAGCATTAAGTTGGAGATAAATATTATCGCTTTGAGATATAATGTGAGAACCATCTTGTTCATCACCAGGATCAGATATTATTGTGCTGAATTTTTTCATCTTTAAAATAAATTTGTTTTTTTTCACTTATTCTATTAAGAATATACTGATTATCATAGTACATACTTAATTGGCGTAACCACATTAAAACATCTGCAATTTCATCTTCAACTTGCTTAGTATTTTTTAATTTAGGTTTATTTACACTTTGCATTAAAGCCACTGATAGTTCACAGCATTCTTCAGCTGTCTTTTTTTTGATATACTCTAGTTCATCAATTTCTATAATCATATTAGTAATTTATATATTCTATTTTTGACTTATCCAATCCATCAAGTGCTTTTTCAACCCATATTTCATCAACGGAATCTTTATAGCAAAGTATATGACAAGTTGATATTTGTTCAGGGCTTAATCTTAATAATCTACCTATTCTTTGTGCAGATTTTCTTTCATTACCATAGGCATGCATAATAATTCCAACTTTAAGTTGTGGTATTGAAACACCCTCATTCAATTGCATTACGCAAGATAACTTTTTAATTTGTCCTTCTTTGAATAATCTTAAATTTTCTTCAGAGTTAGCATTATTTGAATGATAACTATATCTACACATTCTATCTGCTTGTTCTTGGGTATTAGCAAATATAATACACTTATCATTAATATTATTTAGAATACCAAGTAAATAGTCTTCTTTAGTTTGGTAAGCCATTAAAGCTCTCATTCTAAAAATAGAATAAAACTTTTTTTGTCCGGCACTTTCCGCTTCAGCTAAAAGATTAGATAGTCTAGTATAATCATTGTATTCTGAAGTGAACCATATTTTATTAGTTTTGGTTTTCTTTTTGAGTGTATTTAATTTATTTAAACTAATTTTGTGTACTATAATTTTATAGTCGTTTAATATCTTTTGATCAGTGGCTTCATCCACTGAAAATCTAAAAACAACCGGGCAGTGCTTTTCAATTAGTTTATATTTTTCACTGCTTTTTACAACAGGAAGTGTTCCACTTAAACCTAATATTTTATTATGATATGCATTTAAAAAGTTCTCATGTTGAGGTAGAATATTATGACATTCATCTAAACAAACAATATCATATTCATTAGGATCTTTTTTATTTAATGAAAGATATGTGGTAAACTCTATATGATCTTTTAAAGATTCAACATTCATCTTTTCAAGTTCTGTATTCCAAGAATCTTTAACTGAGAGTTTTGGTATAACCACTAAAACTTTTAAAAAGACATTGTAGTTGTTTATTAAATATTTTATAGCAATCCTAGTTTTACCAACACCCATTGAGATACCAACACTACATTTTTTATAATTTTTGATAACATTTAAAGCCTGTTCTTGTACTGAATCTTTATTTGACATAAGCATTTAATTTTAAAAGTAGTTCTACCTGGAATCGAACCAGGAATAACAGATTAGAAATCTGTAGTTATATCCGTTTAACTATAGAACTAACACTTATTAAAAGTGTTTTTAATCATTGTCTTCTTTGAGTTTTTTTATAATACTACTGATAATATTATCACTAGCATTTTCAAGTTCTTTCTCAAAATAATTAACTTTTTCAAGAATATATACAGAAGCTATAAAAATAAGTTCATTATAACTAAAAGTATGTACAATCTTTTCAACCGCATGACTAGGTTTAAAATTTTCTTCTAAAAAACAACTTTTAATTATTTGAGTGACTTTTTCTTTACAGTCTTCCAAATCTTTTTCTGATACATTTAAAGCATCTTTAAGTTTTGCTTCATTATGATTAAATTCCATAATTAAAATTTTGATTGTGATAAGTTTAATTCTATTGCTTCTTTAGGGTTTTCTTCTATCCATCTGTGACAGTTTCTACATACAGAAAGCCACGTGGAAGTATCATTATGATACTTACCACGGCCTTTCATATGATGTATTTCATTTGCTTTTAGAAAACAGTTATAAATCTTAGCTTGACACATTGGATATTTATCCAAATGTATCTTTCTTAACTTTGAATATTCAGAGTTAAGTTTAACCATTTTCTTTGAAAACTTATTTATTGCCAACTGCCTTAATAGTTAAAAAGTTTTTAGGCAAAAGTCCTTCAGCCATAAATTTTAATATAACATCTTCATAAGTTAAACCTAAATCCTTTAAACTTAAAGTGTTTTTATATTCAGGTAAATACTCATCTGCCGGTATATTTACTATAGCTCTTACATTTTCACCAAATACTTTATAAAGATAGTCATTAACTCTTTTATTTACAATATACTGTTTCCAATTGTTTAAAACATCTTGACCTCTTTGCCATACCCTTTTAATTCTTTTCTTTTTATCCCAATGCAAAGCATTTTGTTGTTCTTGTGTGTATATGTTTAAACCGTGTAGAACACGTTTAAACAAAAAATGTTGTTGAGGATTTAACTTAGAATAATCTAAATTTTTTAAATCATTAGGATTATGAAGTTGATACTCTTGTAAGATTCCATAATATGCGTATCTTTCTTCACGAAATTTTAGATTATTTATTTGTTCTTCTTGTTGTAAAAGTTTAATTTGTTCTGAATTTAGCATAAAGTTAGTTTTAAAGAGTAAAAAAAAGGGCGGTTATTAGCCGCCCTTCTAAAATAAATTTAAATTTTAAAGTTCAAATGTATTATCATCATCAATAGTTTCAAGTTCATTTGAAACTATATTGCTAATAGCACTATTAACTGAATTTGCATTAGCGCTACGAATTGCATCAACGTTATCATGGTTAATCAATTCATTTTGATCTTCCATATCTGTTGTGTAATAAGTGATCCTATAAATAGGTTGACCATATAAACAGCAAACAACACCTGTTTTACCAGCAATTTTTAAATGCTGATCTGGGTTTTCTTCACTAAAAGGTGTAACAGACTCTTTTATGACAATTTTACCTTCAATTTGCTGTCCGGCTTTATAACCAAGTTCTTTTAATTCCGCAACTGTACCTTTAACAAGAGTGGTAACTTTGCTTTTTTTAAGCCAATTTAGACTTTTTGGATTAGCTGGATTTTGCTGAATAGTAATTGAAGATTGCTCTAATAGAATTACACCGTATTCAGGACTGTTTTTACTTTGGCGGATAACCATACCGTTATCATCAGCCACTACTGTAACTGCATTCATTTTTTTAAGGTTTTAAGTTAGTTAAAAATTATCGTCTTCCTCAGGAAGAATATTATTTATATTGATATTTCGATCTAATAGATCAATATCATCATCAAATATAGAAAGGAATTCAGGTTCAATATCATCTAATATTTCTTCTAATTCTTTTTCTTGTTCTTTAGAATATAAGTTATAAAATGGATCTTTAGACTCTTTAAGATATGACTTGCCCAATCCGTTTAAATCTTGTAAGTCTCTTTCAGACATATCAAGATACTGTTCAACAGAAATCTCTATAATATTACCATTAGGCAGTTGCAAAATCATCTCTTAACTCATATATAATACAAATATATATAAGTTTATTTTATCTGTTTCTATTAATGTTACGTTTTCATAGGAGTTTTAAATTTTTTGTTTTACTATTATAGCTATCTCAAAATTAAATATTTTCCTTTTCTAGTTAAATACCCTTTGGTTTTAAGTTCTTTAATATACAAAGAAACTTGAGACACGCTTTTTGAACTAATATCGGATAATGTATTTAAAGAAGGAAAGCACCTTCTGTTCTTATCTGCATAAGATGTTAAAATAGCATACAAACCTTTTGCTTGTAAACTTAAGCCAGGATCTGTTACAATTTCTTTATTAACTATGCCAAAATTAAAGTTTTTTGACATATTTACTTTCTATAATAGAATAACAAACATCTAAATTTAATTCGCTTTCAAGTTCCTTATCCTGCCAAGCGTATTTATTAGACATCCATTTTCCAAAAGAAGGACAACTCGCATCACTGTTAAGTGTCATTTGCTGAAGGGTTAAGTATTCCTTCAAATTCTGTACTAATAAGTCTTTTGAGATCAGTGCCATTGTTAAAATAAGGGATTTGAGATTTTTCAATTTTTTGAATGTCTAAAATACTGCATGTTGTTTCTAAAGTTTCATTTCCAAGAAACAAACAACATTTCATATTTATATTATAAGGGTCGTGTGTCTCAGAATAATTATCACTTCGTATAATTTTACCAAATAATTTATTTTCAACAAGTAAGCCAATATCTATCAAATGATCTTCTACAAATTTTGTATCTATAAAATTCTTACTTAAATTAGAAATATCTATAGAAAAATAAGTATCTTTTTCAAAACAACAATGTTTAGTTGAATTAAAATGTAAAGTAATTACAAGATTTAAAAGAGGAGAACTAGAATTTGATATTAAACAATTTACTATATTATCTGAATTTTCAGACTTTATCATACTTTTTAATATACTTCTTAAAGTATCTGGTTTAATTATCATTTTTTTATACTGTTAATTACTTTTAACTTAACCCGGGCAATATCTATCACTTTTTTATTGTGACTATAGCTTATTATATCCTCTATATTAGACTTTTCAATGGCCAATTTAGATTCAGATATAGAATTTAACCATTTTCTGTATTTTTCTTCCATTTTTATAGTTATTTAAACTGAATCAGTCATTTTTAAATAAATCACTGTATAGTATAGTAATTAATTACTGGTATTGTTAGTATCCGATATACCGGAAGTTATGTAAAAAAACAGCTAATATCCATTCTTTTTGTACTAAAGTACATGGAGTCTGTGGTGGTATAGGTTTTAAAACTATTTGATTCAAGACTTTCAATTTTTTTTAAATCTTCAAAAGAACTTGCTTTAACTTCTTTTAAAAATATACTATGCATACTTTGTACTTTTTTAACTACAGTCATAACATCACCAGAAGATAAAAAATCAGAGTCTGTACCTTTAATTTCTAACCTTAAATGATAATAAAATGAATTTAGAGTATTATTCTTAGGATTAGCTAAATGTATTAGTTTGTAAGATTTTAAAAGATCTAGACTAAATTCTAAAGTTAACATCCAGTTTTTTTTATCTCCTATTTTTAAATTAAAAGCCTGGAAAATAAAATTATCTACAGGTTGCTCTGGTTTACAATAATCAATATAATCAATTAGTTTATAAGTTAACCAATTTGTTAATCTATTACTCTTAATACATGAAATAATTAACTTATTTACTTTATATTCATAATATTGATTTATTGTTGTACCATACCAATTTCTAGATATACTCAAATAAGATTCTATAGGTAATTTATCATCAGATTGAGATTCACTAAGAACTGTTAAGTTGTTATAACCAGATTCAGGAAAAATATCAATTCTTGTATCACCACGAGCAACTGAACCTTTTTTACTTTCAAAAAGTTTCATGTGTTTCTTTAGGTTCAAGATCTAAAACTTCAATTTCAAAAATAGTTTTAACATTTTTATGTACTATATAGATAGTACTATTTTGATCTTTGCGTGTATAAGCCACACTATAAGACGGAGTAAATAATTCAACTCCGTCTTTTGTGTAGCAGTATAATGTATTATCTGGATTAATCATAACTTTTACAATAGTTTAAATATTCAATTGTTTCTGAGGATTCTTGTTTTACAAACTTTTTTTTAATTGCAAAATCTAAAAGGTTTTGATTTTCTTGTAATGTTTCAATTAGTTGTTCTTCTGTAAAATCTAAAAGTTTAGATTTTTCAACAACTATAGAATTGTCTTCATCAAAGAATACACGGACATTCTTTGTACCGGCTATTAATATCAAACCCATACCGGATTCAGTTAAAGCAAATAGTTCTTCTCTTAGTATTTCTAACATATTTAAGAATTTAGTTTTTAATAACCGTTGTATTTTTTTAATTCCACTAAATGATGATATAAAGGCCAATTTATAGTATATTTTTTTATTACATCAGAGGTTTTTAAATTTTCATATTCTGATGCTTTTTTAATAATATAAGATTGCCATTCTTTAAAATTTTTATTAGTATTCATAATTTTAGACAGTTTAAAGTGTACAAATATGTGAGTTATTTAGAATTATATAAAAAAAGGTCTAATTGTTATTACTCCAACTGCAAAACCAAAAGCAAAAGCCAAAGCAATAAATAACCTTTCCTTAAATGTTTTGGCTTCAATGTTGTAATGATTCATAGGTAAACACAATAATGGATTTATAAAAACCATCAGTACCATACCCATCCAATTTTTTTCCATAAGGAATCTAAAGCCTGCTATACTATTTGCTTCTAAAATAATTGCAGTAAAGAAAACTAAAATAAGTTTGTATTTAAACTGCATATGAGTTATTTTAATGACCGCTTATAAAACTCAACCTGTAAGCTATCTAATGTCAAATTGCAAATTGAAACACCAGCTTCACCATATGATCCTGAAGCAATCATATACTTCATTCCACTTCTTTCAACGTAATGCAATTTTACCGGGTATCCAATCTCTTCATAATTTTGTGTAATTCTTGCTTTTGTTACTACTCTATTGGATTCTGTTTTCTCATTATTACACGAAGATAAAACAAATGCTAACATTGCATATAAAACAATAGTAGTTTTGGGAGACTTGATGTTTAGTTTCATGGGTTTAGGGTTTGGGTTGGACGATATGGGGGTTATGGGCAACCATAATGAACTGACAGTAATTTGCCATTTTTAATAAAATACTTTGCCGCATTGTTTACACTTCCAAATTCCGCTTTTCCTCAAATAAATATCTTCGTGAGAACAAGGAACGGCAGCCGCTAACAATGGTTTTGCGGCAGTCGGAGGTTCAGGTAGTGGCATCCAATGGGTGACTTCACGGGGCCACCAAAAGCTGTCATCGCTGTTCCATTCATTGTAATAGGTATTGTACGAGGCAACGCTTTTTATTCCGATTTCATTGCAAACCAGCACGCGTTTTCCATCCTTGGGCATTTGGTCTTTACAGGCTATCCATTCCATTATTTCAAGGGTTTAGGGCTTAAGAATATATTCGTATCTTTGTCTCAATAGACCCCTTCTGTACCGTTCCCCGGTTGACGGACTCTCTGTTCACACCGTGCCTGTGGCACTACAGTGACTGGTTGTTTACCCACCTTCAACTACCAGAAAGTTTTTCTCGTTGAGAGCGGGTCCGGATCTAAAAAAGAAAAATCAAAAACTTTTCTTTATGAACCTTTTACCATACCAGTCTCACAACTGGAGTTAATTGGGTTTCCAAGATGTCAAAGAACAATTTCTTTTGTAGCGGGGGCTGGACTCGAACCAGCGACCTTCGGGTTATGAGCCCGACGAGCTACCAACTGCTACCACCCCGCAATAATTATTTATCTTACCACCAAGAATCGTACCAAATCGTGTAGCCTTCTGCAAGTGATTGTTTTGCCTTTTCCAGAAATTCAATGTCCTCAGCTTTCCTATCGTCCGTTGATTCCCCAAAAAAGAAACCTTCGGTGAGTGGAAGTTCGTCATCAATAATGACGGCAGCAATTCGGTCCAAATCTTCCTGGGTAAGTTGAACAGGAACACAATTGAATGCTGCCTCCTTCCCTCCTTTTTCCCTGTAAATTTGCTCCATCAAACCGTGGAGGTTTGGGTGTTTTCTCCAGTAAAAGAAATCCTCTGGTTCCTGTGAATTTTCTTCACTTTCTCTCAGAACTTGAACCTCGTTGCCGAAATCAACTGGAGATGAAGGGTTGAAACCCTTTAATCTGTAAGCGAACATGTCTAAGCCCATAATGTGTGTTTTTTATTTGGTTTAAGTTGTTTACATAAAATTTTAGTAGTCAGGACAGGATTCGAACCTGTATGTTTACTCGTTTAGGCAATCAGACGAACAACTCTGAACCACTTAACTTTCAGCGGTCTGCGTCTACCAATTCCGCCACCTGACTATGCTTTGTTTAATTAAAACCTTTTAAAAGTATTAGATTTAAACAACTTTTCATTTTGTAGTTTAGATTCTCTTTTGCAGAGAATAAATATTCTAACAAAAATAAGATCAACAACCACTAATATTGTAAGCCACAAAACAAAATCCCATGTTGAATAAGTATGGAATATTGAATATGCAATTGAACATACAATTAAAAATGTTGTAAGAATTATCCCAATGACTGAGCATAGGATTGGAAAGAAAAAACTTTTCATAAGATTTTTAAAACTTAAAGATTAAAAAAAATTGTCTAAAAAAACTACAGCGCTATGTTTCAGTGGCCTGAAAACTTAAAATATCTCACAAACAAAATGAGATAAAAACCTTTTTTAAGTTTTAAGCCTATGTAGGTGCAATAAGTGATCAGATCTCGTAAACACCCCTCATGCGCTGTAGTTATTTTAGACTTTCAATTATAAATTAATAAGTAACTCTTGATTATTATAGCTATCTATTCTTGATTCTGCTTCTTTTTTAGTTGAGCAGTTTTCTATAAAGTAACCTTTATAGTGCATACACTTGACATTATTAGCATTAATAAATGTCTTATCATGTTGTGCTTCATACTGTACAGGATGAAGTTTCACGGTTCTAAAAGTTTTTATTCTTCCCATAACCAAGAACCAACAGCAACTAAACAGCCCACAAACAAAAAGAAATTCATAACCCAAAGTGGTACAGAATCCATAATGTCATAAAAGGTAATGCTTGTAATTGCAGAGATTGTGAAAGCTAAAAATAAGTCCCAGCTTATAACCATCAAACCTGCAATAATAGGCCATGCAACTATCTGAAGAGGCATTGGCAATTTTTTAATTTCGTTCATAGTTTATGAATTTTTGTTTCTAAAAGATTTTGGAGTTTAGTATGAAAATATTCTGCTTTGTGTCCATTGTATTCAAATGACATAATCAAATCAAATAGCAATAAACAAGGCATTGTGTAGACAATGAATAGTAATACATGCAGTGATGCATAGTATAACGGAGTGATAATGTATCTCATCTTTAAGGTTTTTTTATTATTTCTTCTTTTTTATTAAGTAAACTTTGTAGAAATTCATCTGACGTTGGAACATCATTGTTACAACCCAAATAAGCCGATGTTTTTTTAATAGATTCAACAGTGTGCTCATTTCGTGCTATTTCCATAGCAAGAATATTACATCTCATTAAATCAACATCATCTGTAATGCCCTTTTGAAAAAGAATCCTATACAAAAACATTAATGTAATTACATCTGAAATCAAACTTGTTTTCATTTTTTTTTACACATTATTACAACTTGCCAGTTGGGATTTAATTGTTCTTACACTTAACGGTAGTAAGATTCACCTTGTTAAATTAGTAACTACTTAGAGTAGTTTAACGTACACACCATGAGTATTTAAACTCTGAGGGTTTTAACTTGTGTACTTATTCATTAAATAGTAGCATAACCTTCGTCAAGATTATTTGTTTTTACTATTTAACTAGCCAACCTATGGGTTGTTAATGCCAGGAAGTATCCAACCTGACAAAACTTACTTAAACATAACTCATAGAGCTTCATAAAGTTTGCAACCTTATATGAAGATACTTGGATAAGTAGAAAACACCTACTTGTAAGAACGCTACATTCATTATCCCTATTCTTACTTTAAGGATAACTATCTGGTTTAACTCACCAGCATCTAAGGTTTGTGTTTTACACCTAAACTTTGATATAAGCTCTGTTAGATTTTGCTACCAATGGTACTAACATAAGTTTTACAAAGAACTGGTGCTCTCAACAACTTGAGAAGTTATTAAGTTTTTTGTCAAGGTCTTCCAACCTAGGTGTAAGATAATAAGTATCCTATACTTGCATTGTTTCATCAGCACTTATGCTATGCTAATATAGCCACCTTGGTTTGGGTATAGCTATATATATTCTATTATGTAACGGCAGATTCACTCTTGTTTTAGTTAGTGTTTTTATGGGGGTGTTGCCATCCACAATTTAAAACACTCATAACCAAAAAATTATGAATTTATTTGCACCTAATTGTAGTCCTCTGCTGGTAAACTTGACCTATGTTCAGCTAGCCTAGTCAAGCACGTTATAACGCGTCACTGGACTACAATTAAGGTACATCACCCTCTGCACTCAGTATGCTTATCCTGTATTTCTACATCACGGATAAGTTAAGACACTACACGGTCACATACTGCCTGACCTTGGGAATCAGGAATGGTGCATTAT